GATAGTAATCATCTCATTAAATGTATACTGGATACCATGAGATTGTAATAGGAATAAACCTCGATCAGGTACTGATGCAAATGGTATCTTAGAGTTAAACATATATTCTTCTCCTAGCTTATCTCGTCTCCATTGATCAGTCTGAGGGATATATGATTCATTTTCTTCATCTCCAATTTTACCTAAGTCATGATTCAAAGCTGAAAATACTAATTCTTCAAGAGTATATGTAGTATTATCTACTCCCATTTCTTCCCAAATATTATTTATTTTAAGTGAACAATCTATAACTCGAACAACATGTTCTACATATCCTCCAGGCATAGCATTATGGTACTCTTTCTTATGTGATGCAGGCATCATCATAATACGTTCCTGAAATTTAGAATAGAATTCTTTAAGTTTAGTTCTACGAGGTTCAGAAATATAAGTATCAATTTGAGACATTAGTATATCCCAATTTTCTTGTATTTGTTCTGCTGTTAATGTCATAACTATTTAGTATTAAATTATTGTAATCCAAATCCTTCATCTGCTGAGAGTGGTTCTTGTTGGAGAAGTGATTTTACTTCAGCTAAGATACTTTCAGTATGTTCTATAGTATTAAGAAAATCTTGTATTGGTTCTCCTCTGTTTACCATAAATTTCAGCGCTTTCAGCTGTCCCTCGATGTTCTCGATCTTGCGTGTTGTTAATTCTCTGTATCTCATATTATTTTATTTTCTCGTTTATTTCATCTGTTACCTTATTCATTCTCTCTAATCTCATTTTTTTCCTGTTCCCTAATTCCCTATTTCCGTAATTAGAAGATACGTATTAATAGGTAAAAGGCCTAACTTAGGTTAAACCTTCTTCCACTATTGTTAAAATCTTTATTAAAAAGGCACATTTTTCATATTCTTCAATACTTTCAAAATATGAAATAGATAATTTTAAAGACACAACTAACTCAATAGAAGTGCTATCTTTTAATATCTGTAAATCGAACTCACGCTCAATATTTAATTTCTGTAAGAATTCGTATGATCTAGTGTATATAATAAACTCACCTGCGTTCCTAATATCGTTTATGTCCATATTAGGGAAAGCCGTTTTAAAGACAGATAATTGGGCTGAATTAAAGTTAGAATGATTCATAATAATTTTACGAAACATACCTATCCAAAAAGCAGGATGCTCACTTATATCCATTATGACCTGTTTTTTAGGTTCATCTGGTGTATCAAATAAGTCAAATATTTTTTCTATGTCCATAAGGCAAGAAGAAATCCCCAATTAGTTTCTAGAATATCTTCTAGTCTTTATTGGGAATTAAAACTGTAATTCTTGTGATACTAGTTTGTAAATGTATCTTGAATAGCTGATTCTAATGCTGTTGAATCACAACATTCTACATTTGTAGAATCAACTGATACTGTAGCTGAATCACCACCTAATAGACCTGAATTTGAATTGTTATTTGATGTACATGACATAAATACTGTTGCAATAGCAACTAAAACGATTACTTTTTTCATTTTTGTTTTAACTTATTTTATTTGTTTATAATATAATATAGATATTTTACTTAAGCAAATTTAATATCCTCTATTTTTACTCCTGATAATGATGCAAACTCATTATTTAATTTATCAATAAAATACTCTTTAATTAGTATTTCATGTTCTGTACCTCTAAAGTTTTTAATTAAACCTGAAGCAAATGTTTTCCAATCTCTATCCCAATATATTTCTTTAGTTTTAAATGTATTTAAAAGTGTTTTTAAATTACGATTATTCATAGATAATTGAGTTATTTGAGCTCTATTACTTCTATTAAGTCTATCACCACCCATATTAATAAAGTTATTTAATAGTAAAGACATTTTATATAAAGTATGATCATTTACCTCTAGATTAGAAATCAATTCTAAACCTAATTTAATATTATCTTTATCTTTACTATAAATCATATCTTTTAAAGTTGATTCTATATCTGAATCTAAAACCATACCTTCTTTATTAAGATCTTTAAATAAATCCTCATCAAATACTACTTTAATATTAGGATTTTCATATAAGAAATTAACTGTGTCTAATAAATCAACCCACTTTTTACTTCTATGATCTATCATATATACTTCTTCTTTAGTAAAATGAGTAGGAACATATTTACCATATTTTTTAGAATTAGTTAGATTAGCATGATTTTTTGTTGATGGTTTGAGATTGTACTCTGGTAAATATAACCATTTATTCATACTAGAACTTGGTTTCTTTGGTTTGCTATAATAGTTTTTATCATTATTCCATCCATTATATAACATACTAGCTACTTCTTCACTAACAAAATATATTATTTCTTTATCATCAAATAATTTTTTCATTCCTTTTAGTTCTTGTAATAATTTTTTACTTAATAAAATACAAGTACTTTGTTCTATTCTAGAGGTACGATTAATACCTTTTTCAATCATAAATTCTTTTAATTTAAAACGAGGAATATCACTAGAAGAATTAGTATAAATCAAATCACTACTACTTAAAGTATTATTATTTTCTAATAATTGATTAATTTTAAGTCTTAATTTATTAATTTGAAGTGAATCAAAGTAAAAACTTCTATTCCAATTATTATAAGTCATAGAATCACCATGATTATTATAATTGATTTGAGTAATAATGTGTGTTTTTAATGTGCTGTTTTTTATCATAACCTTTATTTTTTATTTTTTACATCATAAATATAATGAAGGCTCCCTGAGGAGCCAAACATTATTTAATAATATACTTAACTAAATCTTTATTTAACATTAATAAATTAAATTTACTTGGATTATTATTATAAATTGATTTTACCATTTGATAACAAATATCAGTAGCAAAAATCTCATCTGTAACAATTTTACTTAAACGATCTATTAATGGTTTTTCAATTTTATTTGTTTTAGAATAAACATCTAAATAATTAACAACCCTAGTACCTAATGTTGAGGCAATATCTGCTCTATAATTTTTATCTTTACCTACTAAACCTTTTAGAGTATTCATAACATATTTCTCATCTTGTTCAAATATGTTTTGTGGTGAAATCATCTTATCTAATTTATTATTAATAAACATTGTAAATAAACTAGCAAACTCAGTACCAACACTACCTTCACCAATCATCTGAATTAATGATAATTGTTCTTCAAATGTTTTAATAGATGATATTGAATTAAAGAACATTACTATACTCCTAGCATTTATTTCCTTAGTAACTAATTCAGGATGCATTAATAAGAAATTTATACAACGACCATCTAACCCATTCTCCTCTGCCCACTTACCCCAACTGTTTAAATCAAATTTAAGATTAGCTGAGATAAAACGTGTTTTTTGGGCGGTATCAATACTGTTAACTAAATAGTCACCATTATCAGGATTAGCGGTTAAAATAATATGCCAATCTTTAGGTAACTTCCAACTAATATATTGTTGACGATCTATTAATTCCATTACAGCTTGAATAAACCTAATGTCAGCTCTATTCCAATCATCTAATAATAAAATACCTCCATTTGATTTGCCAGCAATCCATTCAGGTGGACAATAACTCATTCTATTTTTAGAAGTTGAATTATAACCTAATTTCCTATACTCATCAAATGCATGTTCATCAATCCATAATTTAGAACCATCTAGTTCCATTTCAAATTGACGGATTGGAAATCCTACTAAGTCACCTATTTCTTCAATTTGAGCTAAATTTAATTTAACAAAACTCAAATCTAACTCTTCAGCTAGTTGAATAATTGATGATGTTTTACCAATACCTGATTCACCTACTACCTCAGTTGATACAGGAATCTTATTATTATCCTGTAAATAACGATTATTAGTAATGATGTGTTTTAAAAAATCCTTTAATTCGTTTGGATTTAACGATAACGCTTCTGTTTTTGTTGTTTTTTTAGCCATAACCTTTATTTTTTTAATTATTATTTTATCTTTTTAACATTGTAAATATAACATAATAGTTCTGAAAAGCCAAACCTATTATCTTTTGATTTGAACTTTAGCACCTGGTAAATCATCTCCCATAGTTCCACTTTCACTTATAACCCATAATATAGGTCTAGCTGGTTTAGTAGAAGGTGCTGGACATTCACCATCAGTCAAATAAATAATATTTTGATATTTACCTTTATGAGTATTTAAATATTTAATTACAGGTTCAAATGCTGTTCCTCCTCTACCTTTAACTTCTATTTTATCTTTTTGTTTACCATCATACTTATAAACTCTCTGAATAACCGCATCACACTCAATAATATCTACTTCAGTACCTGTTTTATGAATATGATGTATTTCATTAAAAAATTCCTCTAAATCTTTATTACTAACTGAACCTGAAGTATCAATTGCTACTAAAGTGTTTTTACGTTGTTTAATTTTAAGTGCGGGATTACCGACAAAACGTTTGTTTAATTTACGTCTAGTTTTCTTAGTATATACTTTGGTAGCCATACCATTAAAGCGTCTTAAATACGCCTTCCAATCAATTACTGCTTCTTCAATTTCAAATAAACCATTAATATATTCTACCATTTCTGATGGTATGGTGCCTCTTGATTTATTAGTAATATTAGCTACTTCTTTTAATTGATGATCAATTTGTTTACCTAATAATTTCTTATCTGCTTCACTCATTCCCTCAAACTCTTTCCACATTTCATGAGAACAAGGTACAGTCATAGTTGAACCATCACCTAAAGTTACAGTTATTTCTGATCCTGCTCCTCCATTAGCTGCGTCTTTTAAAGCACCTAACATTTTAGCTACATCACCATCAGGATTATCATCAACTTCCTTTTTTAATAAATCATAATAAACTCTAGTACCTGCTCTTTTAGGTAAACTAAGTGCTTTAAATGGTTTTTTATTTATTTCTAAACCCTCCCAAGTTTTACCTTTCCAAACATCTTCAATAAATTGATTGATCTCAATATCAGCTGCTATATTTAATAACTCTTTATCACTATAAGAATCTAATTGAGTTAAATGGTGAAATGCTATATGTAACAACTCATGTTTTAGAATAGCTACTTTGGTTTGTTCATCTTGTTTAACCCAAAAATCTGGATTAATCATTAATGAGGTATTGATGTTTTCTTTACAGACACAAGCTGTACCAATACCTTTATTTAATTTTTTATTTAAACCAATTAAAAATAAACCATAAAATGGTTCTTTAAACATCAAAGTTTTAGAGTACTTTGCAATCTCTGAGTGTACATTGTCTATCATAACTTTTATTTATTAATTTTTACATCTTAAATATAACATCTTATTCCTGGGAAGCCAAAGCATATTCTTCAAACATACGTGGCTTCATTTTTTCAAGTGTAACTAAATGTTGTACTTTATTTCCATCAGGTTCTTTACAAACATTATTAGTCATGAAATAATATACTGGACCATTATGTTCAGTGTGAATTATATTATCCTCTTTATCCCAAGTAGTTACTCTACGTTTACCACTATATGATCTAAATTCACGAGCTGTGACACGATGCCATCTTTCTAATGACTCAACATATATCTCAAGACACTTCCAAGTATCAAAACCATACTCAATTTTAACTGTATTACCTTTCTTTTCACTCATAGTGTAAAGATAACGAAGGCTCCCTGGGGAGCCAAACGTTTCTTATAAATCATAATTATCAATAAAATCAGGGTACTCTTCCATTACTTTATGTCTGAACTTTCAATTAAAGTATAAGTAAATGATGGACCATGAATTTTAGCTGCTTGACGAGCAATAGTCATAAACTCTTCAAAGTTTGCTGCCTTTTTAAATACTTGACATCCTTCAGACCAGTTCTCAACATAAGTTGAATCAACACCTGCTTTATGAATGTTAATACCAAAAATACCTTCTTGAATTTTAGACTCATCATAAGTCATGTCCTTATTAGCATCACGGTATACCTTAACTGGTTTAGCTTGTTTTAAAGCTTCATACTTACCTTGATGTAAACCAAGTGCATGTGAACCACGATACTGTCCTTCAACTAAACGAGCAACACCTGCTGTGTTATGGAATTCTTTAACTCCTTTAGTACCTGGATCAGTGGTACAAGACCATTGTTTAAACATCCATGCTCCATTTACTTTGTAAGATACAGTCATTGTATCATCAAATACATTAGTAACTTTATTTCCAGTAGCTGAGTTACGAACACCAACAATGTTAATGTCATAATCTTTTGCTCCTTCAAACCATACATAACCTTTTGCTTTAACAGCTGCTTCGATTTGTTCTCTTGTGTAAGCCATATGTTTAATTATTGATTGTATTTATTAAATATTAAGTTGTGACAGCTTTAATAATAGCAAAACTTATAAATAATGAATCTGTTGCTACTCCACCTGTTGATCTAAAAGTAATTTTAAAACTACCTGTACCTACTTCAGTGACAAATGTTTCATAAAGATTAGTAGATTGTCGAGCATTAACTATTATCACATCTGTAGCGGCAACTAAACTATTATTCACTGTAAATGTTGTATAAGAAGTTGTACCTGCTGCTGAGAATAATATTATAGTTCCACATGCTTTATTTATAGTAACTGAAGTAGTTCTAGATGTAGCTTGTGATACAAAACCACCAGCCCCAACTTCATAGCCTAAATTTCCTGTTATTAATAAAGATCCTGTAACTAATACATTTCCATTTACATCTAATTTAGTAGTAGGAGTAGTTTTACCAATACCTACATTATTACTACCATTAATTGAAAGTACACTAGTACCTGAACCATAAACTCCACCACCTATACTGAATATAGAAGCACTGTCTTGAATATAATAAGCATTACCTGACGCATCATTAGGCCAAAACTGTATATGGCTTGCATTGGTTACACCTGGAGTACCTATAGTTACTGTTCCTGAACTACTAAAATTAGTAGTTGTTGTATTAACATTAGTAGTATTAGTAGAACTAAAAGTAGTAGTAGTCATAGTAGGACTAGATATAGTACTTGTAGCTGTAATACTACCTGTCACTGTGGTATTACCATTAACATCTAATTTAGTATTAGGAGAAACAGTTCCTATACCAACATTACCATTAGGTAAAATATACATTCTTACAGCTGAGTTAGTATCATCATAAATAGTAAATCCACCATTATCATTTATTAAACTATAATCTGAATTGCTATCTGTATCTGTTAAAAATAGTCTAGGATATGAATTAGATATAGTAAAATTACCACCATCAATAATAGTATTACCATTAACATTTAATGGTGCGGTTGGAGTAGCAGTATTTATACCTACATAACCATCTCTATTAATAATCATTCTTTGTCCACCATTAGTATAAAATCTATGACTACCTGTAGGACCAGGACTTATATAATAAACTAAATCTAAGGGAGCAGAAGATGATCTATTGTAGCTTTCAATGTAATTAGCATTTAATACAGCAGAATAATCCATTTCAATACTTTGAGAACCATTATTAGAAACAGATAATCTAGCTTGAGGAGTTGTAGTACCTAAACCTGTTTTACCACTCACAAGAACACTACCAGCAGAAGCAGTAAATCCAACATTTATACCAGTTACACCTAAAGCACCTAATGGACTTAAAGTCATTAAATCTGAACCAGCATATGGATTTGCACCTGTACCTATAGTAAGAGTACCACTAGGATTCTTAGCATAAAAAACAGAATTTCCAGACGCATCCGGATTAAAAATTAATGGTGATTGAGAGTTTTCTCCTAGTGTTCCTAATCGAATAGGACCTTCTACATTTACAGATCCTGTTACTAGAATATCGATCACACTACCTGATGCTGTTAACGCATCAATAATTTGTGTTATTTGAACTGCTTGAATTAAGCTTCCAGATGTTATACCAACTTTTGATAAGATTGCCATTTAATAAAATGTTATTATTGTGATTATAAATATGTTTAAATCACAAAATAATTCAACCCTACAATCCCTACCCTATGCACCTCTCATATGTATATACTTATATACCAAATATTATTGAATTAACTTTCGTTTTTCAATAGCGGCAACCAACACAACAGCTACCTCCCTTTCCATATCAGGACCCATGTTATGAGTTAATATAGCTATAGCCAAATCAATATCAATTAAATTAGAACTAGTATTAATTAAATGTTCTAAGCCTTTTAGTGTTTCTTTATCCATTATTTAGGATCAAATACAATATTCATTCTATAATTACGTGTTACTCGCTCGCCTAAATCCGAGTTAAACATCACCTCAATAAAAATGGATGCTGTGTCACCTATCATTTCATCATCGAATACTACGTTTTGTTTCGGGCGATAATTGTATTTACTATACGTACCAATCAGAGTTGGAGTGTACGGGCACGTCATACACATATGGGGAGATATCTGATAACCAACAATGTTTAGTGGTGGGTGAGAATTAGCTATATTAGTTAAAGTATAAGTACGATTACCAATTGGAATTGGGTCCTTAAATTTTTTATCACGATATAACCCCAAATGAGAATACACTGGGAAACGCCATTGAATAGTATCAAACAACAACCAATAATCTGAATCAAAAGAGGTTTCAATTAATGGGACTCCATTTATAACATAGTCCGGATGTAATTCATCTAATTCACCTCTAATGGAGAAATAATTTGGTCCCCAAAATGGAACATGCCAATAACCTAAACTGTCTTGTTTTGCTGTAGTAGGTGTTTCAACCCAAAATCTACCATCACAATTTCCATCTGGACATGGGTAAGCTCCTTGATCTGGTTTTTCACATGATGTGAATAATGCTAAACCTACTACTGTTGTTATTAATATATTTTTCATATTTGTTTCTTTTAACATTGTAAATATAACATCTTGTTTTTAGGGAGCCAAATATATATGTATATACTTTATCGATGTGGAAAGTTTTTTTAAAAGAGAAAATCCACATCCTAGTGGAATGTGGTCAAAATGGTATTTTGAGAATTGTGTTTGTGGTTGTGGCGAGTATATATGTATATACAAAATCGATGCGTAAAGGTTATACTCGATGTGAAGGTTCGTCTAACCCACGCGATATCATAGCGCACGTATATATGGATAGCAACGCGCGTTATAGATACGTGCCATTCTCGCACCACGTACGTATACCGTACGCACAAAGATAGGGGATGTAACCATGTGAAAAAGGAGTATGTAATGGCCGCTCTAATCAGCAACCATATACATTACCACCCATATAATAATAAATAAAAATACTGTTGTCATGTTAGTTGATATTGGTTAAATGTATTTTCTGGTTGTCCATTCATCTGTACCTAACTCAGGTGTTGCTCCATTCACATAATATAGGAACCTGAATCCATTATAGTTGTCTGATTCAAGCAGCACCATTTCAATCATAGTGATCACGCCCAGCTTTTCTTCCATTAGCAGGTCAGGATTAGCTAATAATGTATTAGCTTTACCCTTTAACCATTCCACGTTTACTGTTTTACGTTTATTCATATAAGCTATCTTCATAACATTCCATTAATAAATCATATTCTATCCCTGTGAATACCTCAAACAATTCATCCACTGTCAAATCCGATTTCCACATACTTGAATTGTCTAACCATGTAACAAACCTGGTGTATAGACTCAATTCAGTTTTTGTCATACCCCCAAAATGCTCATTAAATAATGTACGTTCCACATCAAACACATCATATAATTCCTGACCTGATAATGTGTGTCCTGGTCTAATTTGTGATTTAATAAAATCTAATGCCGCTTCTCTAATTTTTGGATTCATCATATTTGTTTTTTATTACAGTGTAAATATAACATAACTGAATCGGGAGGCCAAACATGTTTAGCAGTCAGGACAGGATTCGAACCTGTAAGTTCTGTCAAAAATTTGACCCGTAGAGCATACCCGTTCGTTGATATGATGTTCTCTCGTAT